ATGCGTCGAGGAGGTGGGATTGGCTATGATTTCAGTCTTATTCGCCCTAGTGGTGATCGTATTGTTTCTCTTGACAGTTCCGCTAGTGGGCCTGTATCATTTATGCACATCTTTGATGCAGTCTGCCGAACGATTGTCTCAGCGGGGCATAGACGAGGGGCCATGATGGCAGTGCTTCGAGTGGACCACCCTGATATTGAGGAGTTCATTCGAGCAAAGAAGAACGACAAAGACTTGACCAACTTTAACATCTCAGTAGGTGTTACTGATGAGTTCATGAGGGCAGTGGAGAAGGACGGAGACTTTGATCTTAAGTTTGGTGGTAGGGTCTACAACACGATCAACGCCCGTATGTTGTGGGACGAGATCATGCGTAACAACTGGGACTGGGCAGAGCCAGGGGTCATCTTCATTGACCGTGTTAATGAGGACAATCCTCTATGGTACTGTGAGGACATTGATGCCACCAATCCATGCGGTGAGCAGCCCCTCCCTCCCTTTGGTGCCTGTCTTCTGGGCTCCTTTAATCTGCCACGGTACATCACTCCCGACTTTGAGTTTGATTACGAACAGTTCAATGCGGATATCCCTCACGTTGTACGTGCTATGGATAACGTCATTGATCGTACACAGTACCCTCTTGAAGAGCAGCGTAAGGAGCATCAGAGGACCCGTAGGATAGGCATAGGGATCACTGGCCTAGCCAACGCCTTCACTCTTATGGATCTCTCCTATGGCTCTCCTGAGTCCGTTAAGTTTACCAAGAAGATTATGAAGACGCTGACCCATGCCTGTTACGAGGCAAGCTCAGACCTTGCAGTGGAGAAGGGATCATTTCCTAAGTTCAAGGAGACGGGGTATCTGGATAGTGGGTTCGTATCCAAGTTTCCCGAGGAACTAAAGGAGAAGATCAAGAAGCAGGGCATGAGGAACAGCCACTTGATTTCCATAGCACCCACAGGAACCATTAGCTTTACCGCTGACAACGTAAGCAGCGGGATTGAACCTGTGTTTGCTTTGGAATACGACAGGACTGTACAGTTACCAGAGGGTCCCGTCATTATGAAGATGAAGGACTACGTACATGATAAGTATAATCTACAGGGTGAGGTAGCCAACGACCTGTCAGTAGACGACCACCTTGCCATTCAGATTGCAGTGCAGCCCTTCGTAGACAGCGCATGTTCCAAGACCATCAACGTAGGGGACGCAGTAACCTTTGATGAGTTTAAGGATGTGTACATGAAGGGATGGAAGGGTAAGCTAAAGGGTGTGACTACCTTTAGGCTGGCAGGTAAACGCTATGGTATTCTTAATGTGGCCGATGAACCACAGACAGAGGGTGCCGCCTGTTACATTGACCCTGAGACTGGTACAAAAGAATGCGGTTAAAAAGAATTAAGTACTGGTTTAGGTGGGGCTTAAGATGCTGGTGGAGACACACGGTTCACTTTAGAAACTGGGCAGAAGGTAAGAATAAAAATATTCCTAAGTATCTCTCTGGAAAATCTAACGAATAGTAATAATATCTAGGTCGCAACGGGAGCAGATGAACCTGCTTTCGTTGCTTCCTGGGTTCTTATGACCAAACACAAAACAAACAAGTTTGATAATCTTCTGTTTCATTATGCCTTCCTCTTCTTTCCTGATGCGGTCACTGACCACTTAACTCTACCTGGACCAGTCTTCTTACGTGCCTCTGACTTGGACACACGGGACGCTACGGACTTAGGACGACAAGCAGGGTAGGCTCTCTTATCATTCTTACCGCTACGTCCACAAGCCTTGCCAGTCTTAACGTCAGTCCACTCTTCAGCAAACCACTTACCAAGACCACCCTTCTTAGCCACGTTTTTTCGCCTTTACCTTAGCCGTCTTTGATAGGTCTCCAAAGTGATACAGGCGTTTGCTAGTCTTGCCGTGAGTTTTACCTGAGTGTAGCTGACCGTTGGGCATCTTGTGCATCCCGCCTTTGTGTTCAGTCCCGTCTTTGAAGTAATGCTTTACACCTTTAGCCATTATGTTTTCCTCTTCTTTTTCTTGACTCTGTTGTCTTTCCCTCTCCAGGTTCCCCCCATTCTTTTGTATTCTTTAGCAGCCCAAGCGTTAGCATAGGCACTGGGGTACACTTTAAATTTCTTCTTGGCTTTGGCCTTAGCTCTGGACCACTTGCCGGGATCATTAGGTATCGAAGCCATTACTGCTGCCCTTCTTCTTCTCTTGCTAAAGGTCTTACTATTCTTGACGGTCCAAAAATAACAGCTTCTTTAAATAACCCACCAAAATCTCTAGAGGTTGGTTGTAAGTTAGCGACTGCTTGGGCTCTTCCCCACTGTTCTTTTGTTTTAAAACCAGCAGGTATCTTTCCTGAAAGATTTACACCAGGAATCTTTTTATAATTTTCTATAGCCCTTTGCTCTGCCTGTTGTTTTTTCTTTTGAAATTTATTTTTAGCTCTAACTTGAGCAGCCGTAAGTTTTTTACCCTTAACTAAGTCATAGACAATAGGTTCTGAAACATTCATGTATCTGTCTGCTCCAGGTAACTTACCTATTTCATCTGTTATTTTTCTTACTCTTTCTGGAAGCCTTCCTAAATCATGTTCATCGTTAACAATTGTAGTTACTTGTCCTCTTTTGTTTATAGCAGACATGTAATTTACACCGCCTAATTCCCAAGCATCTGATTTGCCCGATCCAGTTATAATTGCAGGTTTTCCTTTAAGGACTGCATCTGGATTTAAAACATTTACTCCTGCTTTTTCTAACTTATTTAAAAATGTTTTGTCGGAGTTATAGCCTTTTCCACCAGAAAAAACTCTTTCTTTAATGTTGTTTAAACTTAGATTACCATACACTTTTGCTGACATTCCAGGGTCTAACTCTCCTGCTGATCCCGTGTGAACTTTTCTTATGTTCATTTGATAATTTTTTTTAGGATTCATTCCTATTTCTGGATGAGTTTTTATCTTGTTAAAAATCTCTTCAACTCCTTCTCTTCCAATACCAGTAGGAACTAAATCTTCTACCGTATCAAAGTAATCTTTAGAATTAAAAGATTTAAAAGTTTTAACATGGTCAATTTCATCTATATTTTTTAAGAAACCTTTGTCAGTTCCGTACTGGTTAATCATAGAACGTGATTGATTAAGCTGCCCCATTGCTTTTTTACCGGCAGCGTTAGCGGTAGACCTTAATTGTTGAGCGTTTTTAGTTAACTTTTCAAACTCTTTTGTTTCTACAGGTATTGTTTTACCCTTGTCTTTTCCGCTTTTAACTTTTCTATATTTTCCTGTGTACGCTTTGCCTGTTTCCTTCATTGTTTCTATTTGTTTTTCTAAAGGTTTTAACTGAGTAGTTACTTTTTCAGATACTCTTAAGGCTTCTCTAGCTGCCCTTTGATCTGCTACACTAATATTAAATTCATTTTGAATAGCTCTGCTTTCAGGACCATACCTGGCTTGAGCTAGATTTCTAAGTCCTTCTGGAAGAGTTTTTCCAAAAGCACCTACCCGTCCTAACTCACCTCCTGGCGCATAAAAACCAGGAATATCGTTTCTTAAATTAGTAAAGGCTTTTTGTGCAGTTCTAGTGACACTAGCTCCAGGTACAAAAGGTAACAAACCAACAGCCCCAAGAGCTATGTTTGTAAATGAAGGGTCTTTGTAAATAGCTACAGCATCAGCAGCCGCTCCTATTATATCTCCAACTACGGGCAGAGGAGCGGATAAAAGAGCCGCACGATCTAAATTAGACATATTGTCCCATACATCCTGAGATACGTCAACGGCCTTATCAAATAACCCTTTTTCAGCCATTAGTCTCTAGCTCCTTCGCGTCTTTCTATGGCCTTCTCAGCACCCCCTCCAAACCACATATACAATAGGTCTCCAAATACAGGGATAGTCTTGAGGCCCTTAAGTGTTTCTGAGTCTTCGTTGTTAGCGTCAACAATTCCCTTGGCTATGTTGTCTGCCATAGTAAACGGAGGAAATAAAGTACTGGAAAGAGCTTCTCTAATCTCTCCACGTTTAAGATACTTGTCAGTAGTAAACTTACTTAACCCATAGACACCCAACAAGGACCACAGTGCTTCTGTAGGTAATTCTTCTGGCTCCAGTAGTTCTTCTCCACGTAGGATCATACGTACTTGGTTAATACCTAAGCCAGCTAAAGAAAGATAGGTTCCCAGTCTAAACGCAGTCATAGCAGCTTGTGTTTTATTTCCTTTCTTGTACTCTTGCACTACTTCCCTACGAACAACATCCATTTGTTTTAATGTAAAGGACTTAAGCATATACAGAAGTCTTAACTTAGAGTCTAATGCACCTGGAGGAAGTTCTGAAAACGAGATAGGTTGTTGGTCAGACAACTCATTAAACAAAACAAACAACGTATCGTCTGTTACTCTTTTGTTTCTAAAGTCATCCATAACTCGATCTATATTATCTGGAAAAGTATCTCCCCACTTCTCTTTAAATTTTTCTGGAGACTTCTTTGCTAGCCTAGAATTAAATTTAAAGGAGGCATTAAGTACTGTCTCTTTACCCAAACGGTCTACTGCTCTAAACCCACTAACAGTAAAGGCCTTCTCTAGTGCCTTTGCAAATATAGACGGATCGTTAAACTCTTTGGATATCTGAGCCTCCATAACGTCAGACATCTTAATTCTCTTTGGAAGTACCATAGAAGTAAAGGTGTTAAACGAACCCTTAAGTGCGGCTGTAATTGCTATGTCACCTAACTGAACAAGAGCAGAGGTAGGATTAGCAATGGTATATAGATATCCAGATTCTTTAATGGCTGACGTTAGTTTTCCCATAGGAGTTTCGCCATCTATAAACCTAGCCTTAAGCAAGTCCTCTATAGCTTGCTGTTGTTTTCCATCTAAATTTCTAAGAGTCATCTCTCTGTTAATATAACTTCCTACTGTTCCTGAAAAGTCTAACTCTTCTAAATCTTTAGAAAATACAAGGTTCTTTGCTCCAAGAAAGTCATTAGTCCTTGTAGTATTTATTCCTCTTCTTACATAATTTTCTAATGCTCTCTCTGGTGACGCATAGTACTGAATAAGGTCATCTGTTAGTTCAAGTTTTCTCTGTTTAGCTACATTAGGTCCAGGTTTTTCCATGCTGGCAGCACGGCCAAGTAACATCCTGTTAACAATTTCATCTTGTTTATTCAGCGGGATTTCTTTTACAGAAATTCCTTTTTCTTTTGCGTATGCTTTTAGTGCATCGTCAAAAGGA